GGAGTTATCTCTCGTATTTTTTTAGCCGTGTTTTCAAACATCGATACATATCCTTGATTATCCATATTGATAGATAACTTCATTTCATGTTCAAAACATTTAGCGTCGTTCCAAGTACCGTTAAAACTATTTTTTTCTACGTTTTGGCTTTTGCTCATCGTCTGCTAATTGTGCTAAAATTAAAGCGTTGTTTTCTATTTCACTAATTGTTGGTATCTGAGTTTCCTTTTCAAATCTTGCTCTTATCACAAGTGATGTAAATGAATCTACAAAGCAAGAACCACACATTGGTATCGGATTTCCCATTACTTCCTGATGAATCGCCCTTACTTTGTTTTCGTCTGCTGGTGGCATTCTCATAACCATTGTTTTTCTAAATGCAGTTAAATACTGCTCAACTTCTAAAATAAAATCTATGTGTTCGGTTTTCATAATTTATATAATTTGTAAGCTAAAATGTAGCATAGTGATGCTGGTATAATACAAGCCATATGCCAAGTGTTAAAAAAGTAACCAATTGCAATGTGAAATGCTATGCAACTTTCACAAGTCAATGGTTTTATTTGTAGTTTACTTGGTAGTTGTGGCGTCATAACTGTAGCAATTATTATTCCCAAACTTGAAATACCCAATATCTCGATAATTAATTTCATTTGTTAGTTGTTGTTGTAAAGTGTTTATTTTGTTATTTAGGTACGTTATTTCGTCCTTCTCTTTTAATTCCCTCGCTTTGTAGCCTATTGTCATCAGTAGGCAAACAATAATGATTTTTAATAAATTCATAGTCTTTCTTTATTTCGTGTTTTATTGTTTTGTCTATATCGTGGTATTTCATTATCCGAATATAAAATGCTTGAAGTTTATTCATATTCGTTTATTATTTGTCTTTTAATGTCTTTTATTACTCTTAGTACTTCACGTAATGTTATTTTAGTTTTACGGTGTATTGACCTGGCACTTTCACCATTTGACCACATTGTAAAGATTTCCCGCTCATACCATTTGTTTTTGCTTACTACATTTTCAATCAGTTTATATTTGTTTTCCTTTTCTATGGCATCGTCAATAGTGTTTAAATATTCTATCTGTACATTTTCAATATCAAATAATCCTATCGGCTTCATAACGTCGTAGAACTTTTGACGTGGTGTTGAACTTTGCGACCACATTATTTTGATGCAAAACAATTTAATATAACCATCGTTGTAAACCTTAATTAATTTGTCTTCAGGCATTTCACATAAAATAAGTAAAAGATGTTGAGCCAAATCGTCGTGGAATAAGGGCGATATTGTTTTTGACGCCTTATAAAGCCATTCTGATTTTGCAACTTCTATCAGTATATTATTTTTGATGTGCAAATATTACTATATTTTTTTCAATTCTACAAATTTATATCCATTTTTCTCTGCTTTTTTTTTATAGTAGTCAACTTCTTCTTCAGAATTTAGGCAGTACACTTCCTGATATTTATCCTTTTGCATTACCAATTGATAAAAGGTTTTTTGCATCCTCATATATTGCAGTCTCGTTTTTGTATCTCATTTGTAAATAATCTGTGTAAGCATTGACGCTATGTATAACGGTGCTATGGTCACGAATTAAAAAATTACCTACGCTCTTTAATTTGTAGTTAAAATATTTCACAGTAATATAGCAAAATAGTTGACGTGCAATAACTATTTCACGCTTTCGATTCTTGGAAATTATGTCGTGTGGCATTATACCACTGGCATCACAAACTTTTTGCAAAATTTCTGTTAGTTCTTTGTTCTTGTTCATCTTGTGAATGGGGTTTATAATCATTTCCTTTAAGCGTTGTATTTCTTTTTGGTAGTTTCGTTCGCTTACTTCTACTTTGCTTTCTAAATATCGCACTTGTCGACGTTCTTTGAGATATAAAACATAATAATCTATCATAATAGTTTTAATTGTTGTTTGTATTCTTCAAATCTTTTGCAACTTGCATCAAAATAATCTTTGTCAAGTTCACAAGCGTAAAAATCATATCCTTCCATATCGGCTGCAATGCGTGAACTTCCTGAACCTAAATGAGTATCTAAAATTTTGTCGTTTGGCTTTGCGTAATTTTGTAATAACCATTGGTATAATTTTATACTTTTTTGAGTTGGATGAATTCTTTTTCCATCAATATTATAAAAACCTCTATCCCCTACTGGTGGTTGTCTAAATATTAAATTTTTTGTATTAAAAGAAGTCCACGCAAATTCTGACATAGACATAAGATGTTTATCTGTCATTTTTTTATCCCAAATAATATAACAAGCCGTAGGCGATAAATAATCTAAAAAATAATTACCACCCCAAATAATTTGATTTTTTGAAACTCTAAATAATTCATCAAAATATTCTTTTGATGGTATTTGATTATCCCATTTTTTATTATCGTTAAATATTCTTGTTTTAACATTAATCCCATACGGCGGGTCAACAATAGCCAACTCAAAATAGTTATCAGGAAACTGACTCATGTATTCTATGCAATCTATATTTTTAACTTCGCTTATCATAATATTTCTTTATAACGTGTATACTTACCTTCAAATGACATCGGAATATCTATACATTGTCCGTGACGATTTTTGCCGATGATTAATTCACAATCATTTTCAATGTCGGGTTTTACATCTAAATAGTACGATGGTCTGTAAGGGAATAAAACGACATCAGCATCTTGTTCTATTTGTCCTGATTCTTTTAAGTCCGTTAATTGTGGTCTATCTTCTTTGCCGTCTCGATTTAATTGTGCAAGTGCAATCACAGTCACTCCAGTTTCACGAGCAAAGTTTTTTAAGGCAGTTGAAATAGTCGCTACATTTTTACGAGTATCTTTTTCGTTTGCGTCCATCTTTTGTAAATAGTCAATTACAACCACATCTAAACCTTTACGGGCTTTCAATAATTTGCAAACCGATATTATACTAAAAACGTTATTGTCTTTTGAATCTATCACATCAAAATCGTGTTCATTGTTGTAAAGCATCTCAGATATGTTTTCAATGTCTTTAGATGTCATATTAGCGTTGCGAATTTTATAATTTTCTATGTTAGAAAAATAACTGATTTGTCTTTTTGCAAGTTCTTCATCTGACATTTCAATTGAAACAAATAAATACTTTGCAAATTTACATCCTTCAATACAAAAGTTTAAACCAAGTGCAGTTTTTCCCATACCTGGTCTCGCACCTATGACAACTAAGTTACCCTTTGACCATCCACCAATGTATTTGTCTAAATATCTCCAACCAGTAGATATTCCTTCAAGCGTATTCCCTCTGTCAATTCTTTGTTGTAATTCGTCTAATACATTACCAATTACTTTTGACATTGGTTTTATTTGATTTTTAACGCTTATTCTACTTTCTTGAATACATATATCCAATTTATTCTGTAAGTCGTTTAATTCATCGTTAAAATCGATTTTAGCGATATCTTCAACAAGTTTTGTTTTCTTATAATTTACTTCAAGTAATAACAAATCATAATCTAATGTTTTATCTGTGACGAATTTTCGTGTAAAATCCGTCAACTGAAATGCATAATCTTTAAAAAATGGAAATAAAGTGTGTAGTGCTATTGGTTTACTATCGTAGTAAAGTTGTTGCATTATCGTCACAACTCTTGAATTGAAGTCGTTAAACCATTTAGGGTTTACACTTGGTAGTTTTGTTTTTGCATAATCGGACATTATAAATGCACCCATTATATTGTCTTCTGAATAATTAATCATTTAAATTTGCTCTCCTTTCTAATCGTGGTTGTACTGGTTGTTTTGTATCAACTTCATCTTGCCATCTTTTTTTATTTAAATATGTTGAAAAGTATGGTTGAAATTGTTTGTCTTTAAAACTTTTAACAAAATTAGGAATATGGTTTTTAATTATTTCATACTCACTTGATTTTATTTTTTTAAATGCGTTTACGCTTTCTTCTTTGTTTAATTTTTTATTGTATAAATTCCAAAGGTCATTAAATATATTTATATCATTATCATTTACACTATCACTTACACTTACACTATCAGCTTTTTTGGGTTTATTAAAAAAGGGTTGGGTTATTTGGGTTTCTGTGGGTTTCTTTGGTCGACCACCTTTTGCACCATTAACTGATTGTTTGTCAACGTATTCTTCATAACGCTTCAAATCACGTTTTAATGATTGTTTGATAGGTTCAAACGCAATGTTAATAATCAAATCCTCAGTAATTGGATTTTCATCGTTCACATAAGCAAAAATATGCTTAATTAATTTACCAGCAATTTCGTCTGGTAGTTGGTTAAATACTCCACTTTGGTCTGTGTAAAGTATAAATGATTTTTTGTCTTTTGCCATAAAAAAACCCCATCAAATATGTAGCAGTAGGATTGCAAACACATTCAATAGGGTAAAAGTGGTTAAAGTATAGAGATATCCTACATCTCACTTAACGAATCAAAGATAATGCTTTTTATTTAATATTCAAATATTATCTACCATTTTCTTTATGCCATTTTCTATGACATTGACCACATAAAGTAACACCATTATTAATATCATATCTTAATTCTTCATTGTCTTTAAACGATTTAATATGGTGTGCGTGTAAATCATAAACACTACTGCATTCAGTACATTGTTTGTCACGTAATTTTACCATACTTGACCAAGCAACTTGATTAAATCCACGTTGTGTTTTTGAAGATTTAGGTGTAATGCTTTTTTTGTAAATTAATTTTAGTACAACTGTTTTTGGTTTTAAATCAAGTACCCAATTTATATCATTTACAATATGGCTCAATACCGATGATACTGATTCTACTTTTACCCCTTCTAACCAAACAATAGTATCATCTGGGTCAATGCCAATAACATGTATTAAATCATATGAATAAAATTCTTGATATTCTTCACTCCAAACATCTTCTTGATGTACAATATTATTATAATCAAATATTTCGCAACAATTTTGAACATCATCTAAATTATTAAACAAATGAGCGTATTTAGTTGGAACGGCAATTGCTTCTAATTTAGGACCACCATAATAGTCTTGAATAGTAATAAGATAATCTTGATATTCATATTGTTCAAAAACTTTTAATTCAACAACTGGCATAATTAATCTTTTTGATTTTCCAACTTTTTTTCTAATCCATAACGCAAATCTTTTGATTTATTTATTGTATATCCAATTGCTTTAAAACATTCAATATAACGATATGTAGTACGTTCACTTACATTTAAATATTTTTGTATAGTGTGAATGTGGCGTGGCTTGTCTTCAAGTAAATGCATTAATTTAATTAATCTAATAAATCTGTGCTGGTTCATTTTGTATATCCTAATTCTTTTAAAACTTCAAGTTCTTTTGCGTGTCGTTGATTGTAAACGTTACCACGTAAATTTGCATTGTCTTGTTGTACCTTTTGCCTTGACCGTCTGATACTTTCAGGCGAAGTGACCATTCGACCAGCTATTGCGTTTAAAACATCGTAGACAGATTTTGCACCAAGTTCTCCAAGTTCTTCACGCCAAATATCGGCAATCAATAATGCATCATCGTCTCTCATTTTAGTGCTTGTTTCAAGTCTTTGCTTAACTTGGTTTACTATTAGAAAACTTTTCATACTAAATTGTTTTTTAAATTGCCTTTGTACATTTTTTTCAATGCTTGGTTGCTACGCTTTGCTACTGGGTTCAATGGCTTCCAGTCAGGCATATCGTTAACGTCGATAAAATCTTGACGTGTAGCTTCAATTGGTTCTTTTTTAAGCGTAAAGTATAACATACATAAAAACCCAACACAACCGATGTAAAGGAATAATAAAATTAAATTAAACATTTTCGGTTACGTTATAAATACCTACATAAATAACGTCTTCATCTTCACCGATGATAGCGTCGTTATTTCTAAACTTTTGAGTTGTTGTGATACAACCTACTGTTGCATCTAACATCTTAAACATTACCCACTCGAAAGCATCAGCTTTACTTGGGAAATTTTGAATGATTGTCTTTTTCATATCGTTTTATTTTTTATTATATCTATTGTATAAATTTCAGGGTCATATATTCTTATCCAAACTATATTATATTTTTTAGGATTTTCAGTAACTACGATGCCATTATTACGACATCGTAGTTTATATATTGTTTTTGTCATTATTTAATATCCTTACTTGAAATTTGTATCATTCTTGGCATTGAATAATAATAATATCTTAAACCTTTTTTTGTTTCTTGTGAGTAAATTTTTAATGTTTTACCATTTGTGAAAGTTACTGTTTTTGTTGTTTCTGAAAATTTTGTTAAGTCTATCATATCTTTTGGCGTTTTATTATGATACAAATATACACACGTTTTTTATATATGCAAACTTTTTTTGCAAAATTGTAAAAATATTTTACATTAATTACAATTCTCTGACAATTGATTGTAACAACTCATTGGCGTAATATAGTTTTTCATCAATGATTTCTTGAACATCCTCAAGTTCTATGTGAGAAATAAACAAGTTGTGTGTAGATGGCATTCTTTTGTCGTAACTAACAAAGTAACCGAAGTCAACTGCACTTGCAATCATTCCCAATTGCATTTGCCAGTAGTATTCAGGATGTATTTTAAGCAAATCTTCAGCACATTTGATTGACCTATTCTTTAAATGGATTCCACTATTAAAAGGGTTTTTTATTTCGACCAAACAATTACTGCCAAGTGCGTCAGGTGAATAACCCGAATACTCACCATAAGGAATAAATGTATAAGTCTCGCCACCATAATAAGTGTAAAACTCATCTTGATTTTGTTGGAATACCTCAAACGCTTCTTTTTCGTTTTCCGTTCCCCACGTTAACGCTTCGCCCCATATTGGTTTGCGAATGCCAGTTAGTAGCTCACTTGCTTTTTCGTAGACAAATGTCTTTGCCGTCTCAGAAAGGTACTCCGATTTGTTTCTCGGAGTACCCATAAGTTTGTGAATTTCAGATGCCGTAAATCTACCTTCACGGACTTTAAGCCATTCGCTTTCGTTATTTGTTATTGTAATTTCCATTATTATATTCCTCAATTCTTTTTAACCAATAATTACTTCTATTTATATCTTCCATATCTTTCCAAAACAAATATCTTTGATAAAGAAATAATAATTTGCTATCCATTATTTTTAATTTTGTGTTTTTTAATGTATTCAAGAAATTTCATTACTTGTAATCTTTCCATATCTTTTGCAACTGCAATTTCATTTGCCCATTGCTTTTGATGTTTAGCATCACCAAATATTTTTGATACTAACCATTCTACTGGTGTTGGTTCTAAATTATTTTCCATAAGTTCAAATCAAAATTTCACTTTGCAGCAATCAATAACTTTTTGTTGTCAGCACTTATAGTGTATTTTCGTTCGATGTCTTCTAACAAACCACCAGTTTGCAAATGCTCTTTTGCCTTTGCCCAATTAGGATGCTTTGGCGTTAGTTCTTCTTTCTTTGGTTGTTGTGGTACATTACCAGTCGCAGCGTTGCCGTCGTCGTCGTCGTCAATGTTTAAATTTAATATTGAAGATATGCTATAACGACGAGCATAACTCACACCACTACCAAGTTGTTGAGGGTTGGTATCGTCTTTGCATTTAATTTCATAAACGCTTTCTATACATTCACCACTATCTATGTGAATTAATTTAGTTACAACACAATTATTAATAACTGGTTGCATAATTACTAAGCCATTCTTTTTGAGAATTGGTGTGATAATAGATAAAATGTGTGGTAAGGTTGCATACTTTGAACCTTTGAAAAATGGGTTGTTTGCATCCTTGCTAATCTTCGGACATTCCATCTGAAAATTGCTTACTGATAAAAATAGTTCTTTCATATCTTGTTTTCTTTTTTAAGTTCTAATACTATTTCTGTTAATCTTCGATTACCCATATCATCGAATAAATGCCAGTCAATGGCTTCGTCTCTTAGACCATCTTCATCGTGGCTAACAAAGGTATATGGTATTAAATCTTCAGGGTATTCGTCAATGATTAGTTGTTGTACAATTTCAGCGTCATATTCAAAATCATAGTCGCCATCACACAAGTGACATTTAGCAAGGGAAAAAACAACGTAACTCATACCTTGTATTCCTTTATGATTTTAAGTGCCGTATTTAAGACGATAAGGGCTTTAGGCTGGATAACATCACCGTTAAGATATTTCCTAACCGTAGGCATAGATATGCCAGTACGTGCAGACACCTTTGAAACGATGCCGTGACGCTTGTTTAATTTGATTTGATTTATTACTTCTTGTATTTCCATAGAGCAAATATACAAAAAGTTTTTTAATATG